TGCTTTTGCTACCGTAGTCTTACCAACTCCTGGGGGACCAGCAAGTAGCATATTTGGAATTTCGCCTTTATTTAGAAAGTCACTAAATGTCTTTTTAATATTCTCGGGGAGAATACAATCTTCAATAGTTTTTGGACGATATCGTTCAGTCCAGATAAAATCACTCATAATCAAATCCAATCAGGTTTGCGAGAAGGTATGCGGAGATAGTTCTCCGCAACCCAAGGTTTGGAAGCAATATACATTTTATATGCAGTAAATGTATCAATACTTTCATCAAGTTTGTATTCGTCGGGCATAGCACGAACGAATGGAGTCACCTCAGTAATCTTTCCTTTGGGGAAAAGATAGTAGGCAGACAGTAAAGTATTATAGCACGAATGGATTTTACCATAACGAACTGCATACTCATCACAGAGATTCATCCCATGCTTAATCAACCAGTAGGCATTATGAATTGATTCTGCTGCCCACTTAGTGCAGGGATGATTGCGAAAGGCGCCCTTTTCAGTTGCATAGGATGTACCATCTGCCTTGGGAAGGGTGCCATAATTGTGATACCATTTGGATGCCACAATAGAAAGCATTTGACAGCATTCTAGGGGCATCTTAACAATATGTTTGTCTGGGAGACAAATTGCAGATTCCGCAGGAAATTCGTTTGTAACGAAAATGTTCATTTAAAAGAGGAGTCAGGTTCCAGAGCAATATAATACTTCAAATTATACTTGGTGTTGCTGAATTGTGACAAAAGTTTTTCTGACACAACCACATCATAAGCACCGGGAATGATCTTGATGTTCTCAACCTTGAAGTTAAAGGTGAATTCTTTATCAGTCTCACCAACCACGATAGAGTATTCGTTGGAAGTATCATTCTTCTTATCACGAACCACCAAACGAATTACACCTGCTTCCCCAATAGCAGAAAGGTCGGGAAGTTGATAGACTGCTGCTGCCTTGAGAAGTTTCTCCAAAGATGCATGTTCCAGTTGGAAACAGACATCTGAAGAAGGAAGCTTGATTTCTTTTTCGGGAGGCGAGATAATTACATTAGGGTCTGCATAGAAATACTTGACCCGACGCTTACCCTCACGAATTGTGATGTAAGAATCATTCGTAAAATCCAATTCTGGATCTTGGTGAAGACCAAGACCATTCAGAAACTGATTAAGGTCATAAATCGCAAAGTTGCGAGGAAACTCTTCGGTAATATCTGCTTCGGCAAGAATGTTCTTTGCCACAGAAATGGTACGAAGTTTATTACCTTGCTTTACCAGAATGGAATTGTTGATTCCAGCAAAGTTTTTGAGAATAGTCAGGGAGTTATCAGAGAGTTTCATAATTTGATTTTTGAGTTTCACTTGTTGTCAACGAGATTGAGATGATTAATCAGAAGAATAGTATAGTGCAAAACCTTGAACAAGTCAGCACGAGGAGTTCCTTTAGTATCATAACGATCAGTATACTTAGTGATGTTACCAGCACAGAAACCCTCACGACGATTGTGTTTAATCTTATCAAGGGTTTGTTCGGTTCCACCACCAGTACGATCAACATAATGCTGACTATAGGTGCCAGAAATATATTGTTCAAGTTGTTTCAGGATTTTATCTTCGTTGTATTTCCAGAAACCATTAGCATTTGTGTTTTCGGGCATAGTAATATTGTAAGAATTTAATGAAAAAACATCAGGAGAAGCATAAGGATTGCCAGTCAAACTAATTCCATCAGAATCCCAAAAATCTTGGGAATGATCTGACATTCCACCAGGAAGATGAGATCCAGAAAAAGAAATTGTATCAGATCCACTTCCACCAAGAATGGTAGTATTTGCAATAGAGATGTAATCTGAATAATTGGTTTCTAAGTTTTCAGACATAATTTTTCATAGTAAAGGTTAAAAAAGAGGAGGCACATTTACCTCCCCCAATTATATCAAATATAGGGAGGATAGTCAACTTTTTCAGTCGTCTCTTCAACAGGCATTTTGAAGTCTGCATCAACTTTGTCATAAAGTTCCAGAAAAGATTGCTTAGTCTCATCATCAAAGCGATTCACACAAACTTGAATTGCCTTTGCCTTATCTTGGAAAATGCTATAAGCACGGATGATATGGACAAGACGACGAGTACTGATGATTTCTTCAATACCACCATCATAGAAGGTTTTACGAATGATGTCTGCCCAGTCAACCAATCGCTTGCAGAAGTCACGATCTTCCACACCAAGATCCAAAGCAACACCTTCCAGGATCTTCTGCTCTGTAGCAGGAGCAGGATACGACTGCTCAAAGGTCACTGGAAAACGCTCTAGGAAGGCTTCGTTGAGCACATTAGTTCCAATAAACCTACCATCGTCCGAACCTTTGCCCTTAGTATTGGCGGTTGCGACGACGTTGAATCCGTTTGTTGGTTTAATGAATGCACCAATCTTTTTAAGGAAAACTCCCTTTCCTTCCAGGATGGATTGGAGACAGAGAATTTTATTACTTGCGAGGTCGATCTCGTCAAGGAGCAATACAGCACCTCGTTGGAGTGCTTCGATAACGGGACCGTTGTGCCAAACAGTTTCGCCATTAACAAGGCGGAAACCACCGATGAGATCATCTTCGTCAGTCTCTACTGTAATATTTACACGAATCAATTCCCTACCAAGTTGAGCACAAACTTGCTCCACACAGAACGTTTTACCATTACCCGAAAGACCCGTAATGAACGCAGGATAGAAAATACGGGATTGAATAATTTTTTTAATGTCGTTAAAATTACCAAACTTGACGAAGGTATCATCTTTATCGGGAATAAGGTTTTGTTCTACAGCAGGAAGAGCAGCAGGTGATTGATAGGTACGTTCGATTTGTTCCACTTTCTCTTGAGTCACTTCAAGATTCCAACGACCACGATCAGTTTTAAAAGATTCCAAACGACGAGTTACAGTCTGATAGTTAATATTGCGGGAAGCGCAATAACCACGAATATCACCCGCACTCAGTTCAGAACCAAACAGGGATTTGAGATCAGCGATCAGTTGGTTGTCGGTCACAGAAATTTTACGAGGCATGATGTAGTTAGGTGTGTTTCATTTGAACTCTCATATTATACATACAAAAAAGGGGGCAGTCGGTGCCCCCTGTGCCAGTTCAAAAACCGTCCATCAATCAATAGTGAATTTTTTCTTGGCAGGTTTTTTTGCAACTACTGGTTTTTCAACTACAGGTTCCTCAACCTTTACAGGTTCCTCAACCTTTACAGGTTCTGGAGATGGTTCTGGTGCTGCAGTTGGTGTTGGTTCTTGAAATAACTCTGTAAATCTACTCATTAGATATAATGGAATTCTATAAAATTATTTATCATGCAACCAACTCCACAAACTCACCCAAAACTTTCTTATTCATCTTTTTGGATTTTAGAGATTTAACAAAAGCAGTTTTAATTTGATACTTGGTGGCATCTTCGGCAACCTCAAACTCTGCATCATTTGCAAGAGCAGAAGCAGAAAGACCAAAGTAAGTATGGTAACCAGAGTTCTTAATGGAGAAGGTCTTTTCCTTTTTCCAAGAAGAGGTAATCTTATCATAGTCTGTACCCATGTATCCAGTATAACGGCGAATAAAATTATTGGCATCACGAGATTCTAGAATCCTCATACCAATAAAATTAACAGTAGGGAACTTATCACGGAGATTGCGAAGTAGAACATCAGTAAATCCATACCACTCCACATCCATAGAATAGGTGTTTCCTGTCTTACGGTCACGCAGGAAACCATTTGACCCAATTGAATTTACGCCAAGATAAGATTCTTCATAACGACGATTAAACCCCTTATGATACTTTAATGGTGCTGCTTCACCATCAGTCAGAATCACACACTGAACTTTTTGCAGTTTATTATTTTTCTGGAAAGTAGGAAGAATTTCATGAAGAGCAATCAAAGTCTCATTTAAAGGAGTTCCTGAAAGACTCCAACCGATTGGAGGAGTATAACGAGTATAATGCTCATCACTAAAACTACGAGCAATCCGATAGATATTCAACATTTGGTCTTCAAGTGTCTTACCATTTGTCTTACTTGTAAGCATATTCATCAAAGAAAAATATTCACAAACCTGAATCAGTCCATCTTTCTTCTGATACAAGGGTTGGGGCATAATCGGTTTATTATTCTCATCATACTTAATGATTGGATAATCATTTGTGAAGGCATAAACCTCAAATGGAATATTAACTTTCTTGCAGAACCAGATAAGATTAAAGAGTTGTTTTACAGTATCCAACATCACACGACTCATAGAACCAGACCAATCCAGAATGAACACCAGACCATGGTTCTTGCCGTTTGCAAGGATTGTCACCTTACGGAACAAGTCTTCGTTGTATTTGTAGGTATGCAGTCTAGAGCAGTCCAGAACGCCTGTACGGGCGGTTGTGGCACGTGCATAACTATCTGCTGCCTTACGGCACTCAAACTCCTTTACCAGATAATTAACTTCCTTCTGTGCCGAACGTTTGAACTCACGGAAGTCTTTATCTGCTTCACCAAAGATTTCACCAGGTTCATATTCATTACGATTGAGATAAGATTCCCAAGATTTTTTGCAGATATTATGAACTTCGGTGTTACTTACAATAATTTGCTTTATATTTAATTTGGGAATCTCCACATAAACATTCTCATAACCATCTTGATTTACAAGATCTTTGAGTGCTTCTTCAAGATTATCAGCGGTCTTAACTTCAGGTTCAGAAGTTTCACCACCTTGCTCACCTTTAACTTCTTGTTGCCCCTGTTTTTCGGATTTTTGTTCGCCAATTTCATCAGAACTTCTACCATCACCACCTTCCATTTCAGGTTGATTATTCTCACCTTCTTCTTGATCAGTAAAATCTGAGGGTGAAGAATTACCACCAGGTTGCTCATTTTCGTGAGAATCTAGATTAACTTTAGTTTCTTCCTGTTGCTTTTGCTTACAGTATTTGTAAAGTGCTTCGGCAGCATCTAGTGCTTCAGCAAAAGTTTCCGCATCACCAATCTGATTAATAATACTTTGCTCCTCTACGGTAAAGTCGATAGAAATAAAATTACCAATTTTAAAGTAAAGATTGGCACGATCAGCAAGATTATAAGTGGAAATATCCTCATCACCCAATTGAAAGAAGTCCTGATCACTCAGTTCTTTATATCCACCATAAAAAGTCTTGGCAAGACCAGCATACTTACGCTTCATCAACTTCTCAATACGAGCATCCTCAGTTACATTCACAAACTGGAGAGGGATCTTATTATTTTTAGACCAATCCTCATCGGGCGTAAAAAGTGCGTGACCAACCTCATGACCCACCAGAAGATCATAAACAATATTGCTTGCCTTCTCCCACATCGGTAGAGTGAGTACCCGAGTATGGACATTAAAGCAGGCAGTCTCTACTTTCTTGTGCTCAACCACAAGGTCTTCGGTAGCAAGCAGTTTGGCAAGTTGAGACTTGATTTCGTGACGGACAGTCATAGGTTTGTTTTGGAATGAACCCATCATACAAAAAAAGGAGGTCTTGCAACCCCCTAGTGTGCCAGTTTAGAAAGTGGTATTATCCCTTATTCATTCTTTCCCCTCTACGAGCGGCAGCAATCTTCATACTTGCTTCCTTTTCACCAGCTCTCACAGAATTTCTCATAGTTTCTGGAGTGCGATCTCTCATTTCTCTATTATGTGCGGCACCACTCTGAGCAATACGTTTGTTTACTGCTCTACCTACAAGGTCATTAGAAATTTCATCAATTTGCTCAATCTCTTCAACAATACTCTCCCTCCAATCTTCACTCATATTCACCATAATTGCTTCTGCTGCTTCTTCAGTATCAGCATAACCTTCATCAATTAAATATTCCATAATATATTCATCATTTAATCCTTTTCTTGCAACGCGTCCGGCAAGTCTGGCAGTACCAGATGCTCCTTTACCAACTTCACGAGCAACTCCACCAACTTTTTTAGCTACATTACTAATTGTTTTTCCAGTTTCTTTTGCAGCACTCATAGCAGCGTTGTGCCTTTCAATACCTCTATTAACAGCACCCGCAACACGGTCCAAGAATCCTGGTTTTTTAGGTTGTTTCTTTGCGGCAGCAGCAACTGCAGATTGTCTTTCAAGAGATGCTTTCATCCCAGATGGTTTTGATGCGGATGCCTTATTTTCAGTTTCTTGTCTTGCTGCTTTTTGAGCACGAAGTCTCTTTAATGATGCTGCCTTTGGTTTTCCTTGAATTGCTTTTCCAGAAGCAAGTTTAGGTTCAATCTTTGTTCCACCTGCTCTTGCTTCGGTTAAATAATATTCTTCAGCAATAGTATAAACAAAATTAGCAAATCCCTCTAGACCAAGATCTTCAATCAGAATATCAACTCCATCCTCATTTAACCCCATTTCATAGAAATATTCCGCAGCAATCTCTACCTCCTCTTGCCTTATAACTCCCTTCATTTTTGGACCTTTTCTTGTCGCCTTAGATTTGGGAGAGTCGCTATATGGGGGTTTATCATAAGCATCAGTCAATCTTGGACCTGTAGCACTTTCTTGCTCACAAATTCCATTATAAGCTTCCCAAAGGCCGACAATTTCTTGATCTCTCATTTTTCCAAAAACTTTTTCAATTATTTATAAAAAAGAAGCACCCCTTTCGGAGTGCTTTTTCTTGAAGGCTTTAAGTCGTGCCTTTGCTTGTCGGAGTGCCTGCGGTTTAAGTTTCCGCTTCTGATCCTTCTTACTGTGGTGTTGCCAGTTTGGGGTGTTCATTTTGGGTTACGGCCCAATCTATGACCGTGCGAATTTGCTGGTTGTATGACCATACAGATTTTAGCATATCGGCGTTCACTCCGTGCGTTTCCATCTGAACTATGAGGGAATTCAGATCTTTGGGGAAGCAGGTGCCACCAAATCCACGATCATTATCAAATCCAGGGACTTGGGTATGAGATTCTCCAATCCTACTATCTGAAGTTACACCAGAACACACAGTTTCATAATTCATTCCAACTGCTTCACAAAGATCATACATTTTATTAAAGTATGCTACTTTACATGCAAGAAAACTATTTGCAAAATATTTAATTGCTTCACTTTCATCAGAACTAGTTATAACACTTGGAATTTCTGGAAATATAATTTTAAAAAAATTTACAAATTGTTGACAAAGATTTTTATCTCCACCAACAACATTCCTTTCAGAATTTCTAAAATCTTCAACAGCATTTCTAGCAGTTAAAAATTCTGGATTATGAATCACCTTATATTTTTTAGAATATCTTTTAGTTGTTCCAATTGGTACTGTCGATTTAATTATAAAAATACCATCAACAGATTTTGGAAGATCTTTAAAAAAACTATCCAAAATAGAGAGATCACATTCTCCAGTTGATTTCATCGGAGTTGGTAAGCAAACAAAAATAAATGCTTGCTTCAATACCTCATCTAATGTATTAAATGATTTATTTTTATCAACATCAAAAACTTTACAGGATATCTTATCTCTTAGATTTTGATAAACTGCATTTCCAACAAATCCGTTACCTACAATTCCAATCATAGTACCATCCTACTAAATCCTTTAACTTTATCAAATTTTATCACATTTTCAAATTTGTCCTCAAGTCCACCCTTATGAGAAATCACGAATATATTAGCATCCTTTATGACATAACGAATGATTTTAAGAAACTCATCAGTTCCAAATCCATCCAGAGATGAATCAAAAACTTCATCCATAATCAAAAGATTCGTATTCACAGAGTTTTTGACTCTTGCAACTTCTCTCCAAGTAAAGAGAAGAGATAAATCCACTCTCATTTTCTCACCTTCACTAAAAGAACTATAAGAGAAGTTCTCATGAATAGGTGACTTGATGCTCTCATTAAACTCTTCATCAAGATGGAAATTAATATAAAAGTCCATCATCTGCAAATAACGATTCACCTGTTGATTGATGAAGGGAAGATATTTTTTGATAATTTTGGTTTTTACACCGTCATCTTTGAGAAGAGAATACGCAAAATCATAATGAACTATCTCTTCCTTTTTAGTTCCCAAATCTTCAAAGACTTTTTGAAGATTGGTCTGAAACTCTTCTAACTTTTCGTGCTCAGTATTCTTGTTTTCAAGTTGTTCGGTAAGTGTTTGAATTTCACTTTCCAAATCCCTAACCTGTCGTTGGTTAGAGGAAATCCGAGTATTGTTTTGAGAAATGTCATTATTGAGTTTTGTAATCTCTTTAGATAGAACAATAAATTGACGCTCTCTCTCCTCTTCCAGTTTTATGGTTTCTTCAAGATCTTTATAACCCTGTTGAAGTTCCTTAGCACTATTTTGAGCGTCTGCAATTCTATTTAACCGAAACTCTTCTTCAATTGTTTGAGTGCAGGTAGGACAAACCGTATTTTCTGTGAAGAATTTATGCTCTTTGGTAATGGTAG